AATTTTAATTGATCTAATAACAAGCTATCATTTTGAGATTCATTTTTTTTCTTGTTTTCTGCTATTTTTAATAGCGTTTTTTCATCACCGCCATTTAAAGTTCTACAGACAACGTTCCATTTTGTTGATGGCAATACTAAAGAAAAAAGACCATTTGAATCCGGTTCTGTTGCCAATTCGCTTTCTTTTACTATAGCGCCTTCAATTATATTAAATTTTTGTTTACTCTTTTGTCCACAAGAAGGACAAGTAGCTTCTGTAAGATACTCTGGACCGTATGCAGAAACTCTTGCAGATACTAAAATTGCATTTCTATCCTCGATAGTTAGAGTATCAGAATTGATTGATTTATCAACAATCAACGATTGAATTAATTTATCTAATGCAACGCCTTTTTTCAAGAGAGATCTTGAGTTTAAGATATCTTCTTCTTTGGCAGTCATTTGTTTGATTTCAATTGTATCTTTATCTTTTAGAGGATGATTTATAGGATAAAATTTTCCCTTTGATGGTAAATCTACAAATTCTGTTGGAACTATAAAATTTAGGCTTTCTTGATTTGGCTGTGGTGATATTGCTTCGTGCAAATTTGGATTGCTTCCAAAACGCTCTTCACTATTTCTCATATATACCTACGCTTTCTTTTTATTAAAGTATAAACCTATTTTTTAACTTTGTTAAAAAATTAAAATATATGTGTTCTATTGTTTATTTAAAAGATGCAAATGGATCAGATTTCAGAGCCTGTCTTTCTGCTTCGGCGGCTGCTCTATCTGCTGCACGTTGCTCCTCTGCTTGCTTTTTTGTTACTTTTTCCGTAGTAACAACTGCTCCTACTTTTCCTTCACTAGCTTGTTTAAGCATGTTTGCATTTGCTGCATCAGCTTGGTTTGTCATTGCTGCATTGGCTGCATCAGCTTGAGATGTCATTGCTGCATTGGCTGCATCTGCTCCTCTTGTCATGGATACATTTGCAGCATCCGCTCCTGCTGCCATAGACGCATTTGCTGTATCTGCTCTTTTTGCCATATTATCACTTGAGGATGATGGTTCTGGTGGGACCAATATTTCTGGAGGCAAATCCTCTGATTTAGAAGATTCTGGTTGTGAAGATGAAGCTAATCCTTCCGCAGGCGGTAAATCAGAATAAGGGCTTTGTGGACCCATTGGTGACGGAGGACCAACAAAATATTCCGATTTTTCATCGCCAGTAGTTCCATAACCGCGTGTTCCATAGTTAGAACGAGCCGCTTGTGATTCTGAGGCTGCTTCTTGTTTGATTTGTCTTAGATTTTCTCCAGAAGGTTGTGTATCCTTAAAGTTTTCTTCAGCATTTCTTGTATCATCTTTTGCATTTTCATATGAAAATCTTGCATCATTTCTTTCTTCTATTAATTTATTTCTTTGATCTTGTGTAAGATCCGGATTCTTTAATGCAGCTTCTTTAGCTTCAAAGTCTTTTCTTGCCGCATCTTCTTTTTCCAAAGCTTCATTGTATCCAGCAAATTCTGGACCTTTGCTGTCTAAATAGGCTTTTTCTGCAATTTCTGCTTGTTTTCTAGCTATTTCAGCAGCTTGTCTATTTTCTTGAGTTGGGTTGTTCTTATATTGTTCTTCTAGTTTTTCTGCTCTTGTTGATTTTTGATCATAAGATCTAGCCAAATCACTTCTGGTCTTTAAATCATCAAAATGTTTTTGTGCTTCTTTTGCTTGTTCGGCTAATTTTCTTTCTTCGGCTTCTCTAGCTAATCTTTTTTGTCTTTCGATTCTAGATTCTGCTGGTTTTGGTTCAAGTTGAATAGATTGCAAATTTGTTGTTACGTCATCTGCTACTATTTCTAAACCTTTTGGTACCGAGATTATTGCTCTATTGGTTTCTTGCTCGCTAGGACCAGACGGAGTTAAATTATTTTGTATTTCTTCGTTATCTTCTTCTAATTTATTTTCAGCCCAATCATAATCTATTTGAGCAGTTATTTCTATCATGTCATCGTTATCATATGTTAAACTACCAAATTCTAGCGATGAGATAAAGGCATTATTTAATTTCCATCTCTCTATCAATCCTCCAGCATCATTAAACTGGTCGATTGTAATATTTAATACTATTTTATCCTTCTCTAAATTTTTAAGAATTTTAAAATTAGATGGATCTCTTAAACTTTTGTATAAAGCTTCTTGAGTAAAATCGCCTTCACCACCAAAAAATGGATCATACAAACTTACTATTTTCATAGTAATTGTATTCCATTTAATAGTTGTTGGATATTTAAAAGTATTATTTAATAGTTTATGCTCTGAAACGTTTATCTTCAAAGACGGCTTTGAGCATTCTTTCAAAGAAAAAATGCTCAAGCTATTATCTTCTATATCACTTAGTCTTAAAACCCATCTATTCTTTCTTAATGGCTCTGGGTAAAGTTCTTGTGAGTTCCAAAACATACATTACTCTCATAGATTATCTATTAGCGTTTGGAACCTGTTGACCGTTTAATTGTGCCCAATCATATTTAACTGTGCAGCTAATTTCAACGATTTCTTCGTTTGCATATTCTAGAGCACCAAATTCAACGTTTGTAAATAGTGGTTTATATAGAGTCCATGCTTCGATTTCAACGCCATCTGGGTTTAATTGAATGATGTCCATTGAACCTATTGCGGCATTCATTTTGGCTTTACCAATTGTTGTTAAAGCATCGACGCTATCAACGTCAACGCCTTGTGGACGACGGTATCCAGATCTCTCTAAAAGAACGTCTAATAAGTTTGTTGCATCTGGTTCAGCAACAGAAGCAAAAGTCATGTTAATTTCTTTCCAAGTCAAACGACCGGGATAATTAAATGTATGGTTTAACCATTTGTGTTCAATAGAACTAATTTCTGCTTTTGGTTTGTCTACTTTTTTGATAGCATATCTTAAACCATCTAATACGCCAGATCCAAAGCGAACTATCCATCTATGTTGTCTTTTTGGTTCTAATCTTTCTTGACTCCAAAATGCCATTTATTTATTCTCCTAATTTAAACTTCTTTATTATTTAGTCCTATTTATTATTTTTAATCATTAAATGACGCGCCAGTATTTGTGATTACGAAGTCTAGTGCAATAAATTCAATAGCACGGGTTGGCTTCAACAAGATTTTGGCGTAAACAATATTACGATCCACTAGATCTGGGGTTGTCGTTGTTTCATCTAGGATGACCTTAAATTCGCTCAAACCAAATCTTGATTTAACACCATCAAGGAATGGAATAACTAAGTTTGTAAATCTCTTCCAAGTTACTGCAACGTTTGGATCGAATAGAACAGTTGTTGCATAACGGCTAATTTGTTTCTTTAGATAGATCATCAAGCGACGAACGTTAATGCGATCAAGAGCGCTTGGTGTTACTTGTAGAGTCTTTTGTCCAAAGATAACAATTCCTTCTGCTGGGAATGTTGCAATTGGGTTGATGTTTGCTTCATATAATTTATCGCGGTCTTTTGATGATAGTCTTAGAGCAGTTTGTACAACTGGTAATCCAGCTGCGCCTGCTGATAAGCCACCGCGATTAAATCCTGCTGGTGCAAACCACAATTCTGTTCTGCGTTGTGAGCTTGAGAATGTACCAAGAGCTGCAATTGATGAAGGAACCCAAACTGTGTTGTTGCTTATTTCATCCTTGATTAGAACCCAAGGGAAGAATGCACAACCATAGCTGCTGTTCATAGCGCGATTTTTTAGGTTTAGAACAGTTGTATCAACACTTGGCTTACGCTGTGCAGCGGTTACAGTATAGCTGCTTTTACCTTCTTCTGGAACATAATCACCCTTCAAATCAACGATTGCTAAGGCATCGCCACGGGTTTCACATTTTTCAATCAATAACGAAGTCAAACCTTCGTTTTCAACACCGGGAATTGTTGCTAAATTCATTTCAACAACTTCTGGATCTGCGATGCTCTCGACAGCAACTTTGATACTGTTGTAAGCATAGCTAGTTAGCTCTGATTTGCTTTCTAGTACTCTTTTATTAAATGGATCTTTTTCAACGATATTTACACCATCAAAACCACCAACCAATGGCATAGTAAATTTATTATACTTGCTCAATAATAATGACGAGCCATCTGATCCTGTTAATCCTGCGGCGCTTATTGAATCTCCTGAGGTTCTATTTCCTTCAATCCAATTGGATGCTGCTGAAGCAACAATTGTGCTTCCCGATATAGAACCACTCACATCATCAAGAGAGAATACAAACTGATAAGTAGTTGGCGATGCGCCTGCTGGTGCAGAGCCAACATAATCAGAAACGTCTTTATTATGTTTTTTAGTTATTCCGACATTTGTCTTAAAGCCCCAGTATATTGATGATAGAGCAGGAACAATGCTATCTGCACTTGATGATAATAACGGAATTTTTGGTAACACAAAGCTTGCTGTATAGTCATTATTTCCACTAATTGCTGATGCTACGAAACCAAAAGCAGGATGAGTAAAACCATCGGAGCCACTTGTTCCGGCAACTGCGCTAGCTGTATAAATTTTTGGACCATAGAAACCATATGGCAAAAGATCTGTATCTGTTTCGCCATTTTCAACTTCTGCTACCATTTCAACACGAATAAATTTTGATTTATTGTCATAAGTTCCATATTCTACGAAAGCTTTCTTTTCATAATCCCATTCGGTATATTTATCACCAATTTTCTTTGATATAAAACTTTCTGATGAAGGATCTAGAGTTAAACCGGTAAATCTTTCAACATATTGTGGATTAATGTCTGTATCTTCAATTTTTCTAATAGATACAGTAAATGTACCAAATTTAACATATGAATTTGGTGGTTCTTTGATGTCTTCAATTGAAATCTTTAAATTCTTGCTATTCCATTCACCTTCTGACAAACCGTGGAAACGGAATAGTTTTTGAACTGGGTATTCTCCTTGAGCATTTGGAGCCCAAGAGGAATAAATTCCCTTATGTTGAGAGAAGATCCATCCAGTTGAAGCTTTTTGAGCTTCTTGTTTAAAATTACCAAAATCAACCGATCCAGTAGCTAATTTAACTAATGCAGCAGCAAAATTTCCTGAAACGGATCCACCGTTGTTTTTCTCTACCCAGCTTTTAAATGTTTCGCCTAATAAATGAGCTTCTTTA